CACTTACTTTGCTTTTAAATAAAGTATCTAACTCTTTAAAACTACTAGCATATTGTTCAATAACAGTATCAATAAAAAATCTGTTTGTGTACTCTTCACTTAACTGTGTTGCAGCTTTGATTAAAGATTCAATATAAGTGTCATCAGCAGTTGTATCAACTTTTAAATGTGCTTTTGCCTCTGTTAAAGTTACTGGAAATGTACTAGCGGCTGTAATTACTTGATATGTTTTCATTTTATTAAGTTAAAAAAAAAGGAGTGATGGTTAGTCCACCACCCCTTTTCTGAATTAAGTATTAATACTAAGCCTCCAAGTTTTTCTGGAATGTTGACGCTTGAACAGCAGCAGCATCTACTAAAGATGTGATAACCATTCTAGGTACTCCAGTTGCTGAATTTGTATATGGGTCAAATAGTATATCTAAACCACCAAATTGAGCAATATGAACTTTAGAGAAATCTCCAAATAAAGCAGCAGTTTTTGCAGCTGTTCCACCAGAGTTTAAGTTAGATGTAATAAATGAAAAATATCCATTTAATGTTTTGTCTCTATTGTCATATAAAGCTGACACATTTGAAACTTGGTCTAACACCTTAACGTCTGCATAAGCAGCTGGATTCAAAATGTAAGCCATTCTAGCCCCCTCTAAAGCAACGTCAGCAGCTAATAAATCAGTTTCCATTTTTAACACATTTGCAGCTGAGATAACACTTGTTGCAACAGATGTAGCGTCTTTAAATAAAGATGTTGGTGCATTAGTAACGTCATCATTTGCTAAGAAAGCTGATTCCATAGTTGCAGCAATATTAGCCGCCATGTTTCTTTGTAAAGCAGCTTCTAATCCAGTATTTTGAATCATTGCCTCTTGGCTCATGTTTACAATAGAAATCAATTTTTTAGGAGACATTGTCACCGCACTTGTAGTTCCATTAGTGTTTACAGTTCCACTTGACCCATCCTCAGAAACAAAAGTTGAATCTATTCCAGAAAATACTGGGAATTTCATATTATTGATTCCAGAGTAAAAATTAGCTCCAGCACTTGTTAAAACTAAGTTAGCTTCTAATTGGTCTGTAAAAGCCATAGTTTGTGAAGAGTTTACATCAGCAGCATCAACATTAGCCCTTGTCAAAACGCTTGATGGTATTCCAACTCCTTTAACAGAGCCTCCAGTATATCTACATTCGTTGATAGCCTCTTGGTGCATTTCTTTAACTATGCCATCCATGTTACCAGTATAAGCAGCTCTAGCAGCAGCTTGAAAAGTAAATTTTTCTAGGTCTTTGTCTTTCTTTGTAGGTGTAACTCCAGAAACAACCGCAGCGTTACGCTTGATAGTTTCCATTTTTTCAGCTCTTTCAATCTTAGCATCTAGGTTATCTATTTCAGTTAGTAACCCATCCACTTGACTGTTTTCGTCAGAGGTCAAATCTCTTTCCTCAGTTGTAGCAACATCTTTAATGTTTTCCAACTGAGAAATAATGTCTGATCTTTCCTCCTTTAAAATAATTGATGTTTTCATTTTATAATTTTTAAATTTATTTTCTCTTTTTTAATTCAATATTTAATGAGATAAGAGAATTTCTCACTAAACTGTTTTTCTTTTGTTCTTTAGTTTCTTCAACTAAACTTTCTTGATATTCTTTTAAACCTCTCTTAGCAACTACTAAATCACTTTCAGCCATGTTGTAAGCTGGATATGTTACTGGGCTTACATCATAAAGCCTATCAATCTTTTTAATTGTTCTAATATTGTTACCATCAGCATCAGTTGACCAGTCATCCTCCGCAACAGTAAAGGCAAATGAGCTTTGTGTAATATCACCTCGTTTCATTGAAATAGCTAAATCTTTTCCATAAGATGTTTCTGGCATTTCAAATTCGTATTTTAAACCTCTTTCATCCGCTGTTAGCTTTAAAGTTCCAGATGTGTTTCTTGCTAGTATAAGATTTGGGTCATGATTAATTAAAGCTCTAACATCTGAATTTGCAATTAGTTCCTCAGTAAATGCTCCTCTATCAATAAACTCATAAAAGCCACCAAGATTATTTGACCTTGAATCATAAACACTAGCATGACCAACAACTAAATCTTTTCCCTCTTCATTAGTGTCAACTCTTGTTTCTATATTAAAAATTCTTTTTTCCATATTATTATTTTTTATTGTTCTGTTATTCATAACGTCCATAATTTCTTCATGTGATTCAAATGCCATATATACTTCCTTTGAGTCCAATTGATGTAAGTGAAAACCATCACCTTGACCATCCCACCCCATTTCTTTAGCTTCATTGATTGCCTCTTCTTTGGTATCATATAAATTCATTTCAATGCCATCAGTAATCATTGTGCCTACTTTTTTTCTATAATTTTTTTCTTCTTTCATTTTTTTTACAACTGGGTGATTATCTGGTAGCAAATCAGTATCATGCTTGCCTCCTCTAAATTTTCCATTTTTTACAGCGTAAAGAAAAGAATTGACTCTGGCTAAAGCCCATTGGTCAGGGCTTTTAACTGTTGGGCGTACACTTTGAGGATTTGTGTTGTAAGCTCCAATTCCTCTATCATAAACTTTTTCAAGTTTAGCATAAGTAACTTTTGTATTCCAATCTTTTTTTGAATCTTTTACTTCCTCATTATGATCCTTAACTTTATTTTCTAAAGTTGTTTTTATTTTTTTTGAAACTCTTTCTTCTTCTTTAATAATTTCTTTTCTTTTTCTTTCACTCCATTTTACAGCAGCGTCTCCTCCCCACAAAGCCCAAGCTATTCTTCCGGCACTTGGAAAACCATCTTGATCTGGATAAAACCCTTTTCCTTTTTTATCAACTTTATGTCTTTTTAAATAGCTAAACATTCTAGTAACTCTATCTGGAGTTAGTTCATTATTTATTATCATATTAGCTGTTTTTAACCCAACTTCAGTTCCACCTCTTCCAAACTCTTTACGCCATTCTTTTCCTTTCTTTGCTTCATTGATCATACCTTCAGTTGGGTTTAAATCAATGTCACTTAAAGCTCTGTAATCACTATTCGCGTCATCTGCTTCTTTTTTTGAATCATAAATACATGAGCCATTTTCCCCCCATTTCCATTTACCATTGTTACACTGTATACTAGGCATCTTCTCCAATTTTATCTATTGTGGTCATATTCATTTGCATAAAATGTTTATCCCCGTTTTTTATAGAGTTCATATTTTCTTTTTGTCTAACTTCATTTATTGTCATGTAGCCATTTGTTATTGCGCTTCTATAAGCCTCTGTTCTTGACTTTACATCACCTCTTAATAAACCATTAACATTAAACTCAACGAACTTTGACCCAAGCTCATTTGTTCTAAATAGCTTTAAATTCATCTCTTGCTCCAATCTATTTATATAAGGCATTAACGTATAAGTTAAAAACTCTTGAGATTGCATTTCAATATTGTTAAAACTAGATTTGCTTAAATCTTTTAACATATGCGGTGGAATGTTAAATATACGAGCCACCTCTTCAATACTAAATTGTCTGCTAGATAAAAACTGGGCTTGTTCTGGGCTTATTGAGATTGGTTTAAATGTAAGACCCTCTTCTAAAACAATTGTTGAATTACTATTTTTTAATTTACCATAGTTGTTATTAAAACTTGTTTTTAATCTTTGCAATGCTGTATCACTTAAAGCCCTATCTGTTTGCAAAATAGAACTTGGCTTTGCTCCATTAGAAAAAAATGTGTTTCCAAACTCTTGCAAATTTTCAGAATATTTTAAAGCTTTAGCACATTGATCAATAGGACTTATTCCATCAATACCATTATCTGTAAGCGTTTTAAAATGTAAAATATCAGATGAATCTAAGACACCACCATTGTCAACTTGATAAAATAATTCACCCCCATTAATTACAACTGTAACATTTTCTGGATTCAAGCATATTAATTCAACTGGAGTTCCAGAATTATTTCTCACTATTTGCACATAACTATTTCCTTCAGTACAAATACAAAGCATTATATACTCAAAAAATGTAATTTTATTTTGATAAAAATTTGGTTTAAATTTTATTAATTTGTATATTGGACTTTTTACATCTTCAAGTTTATCACCATTAGTTTGTTTTGAATAAACAGAAATTGGTAAAGATGAAACACTTTCAGCCAATAATCTTATTGCACACCATACTGCAGTAAGTGTTAAAGCTTTGTCCGTATCAAAAGAATTTGAATCTGGAAATAATGTGTTTAAAGATAAATCTCTTTTTTGAGTTTTTGCTGGGATGAATACGTTTGTAATTCTTTCTAGTAAAGTCAATGTGAAATAATTATTTTCACAATAATACTACGCAATTTTTTTTTTAAAAAAAATATTTTAATTTTTTTTTAACAATTATAAAACTAATATATCTCTTTGGTCATAAATACTATCGCTACTCTCAGTTGTAAGATGACAACCTAAAGCCATTACTAGAGCAACAACTGGATCAATGCGGTCCACACTTTTATTTTTGCTTGGCTTAATATTCCCAGCCGGATCTTCTTGCAAAGCAATGTTACTGACACACCAATTCATGCAAGGATTGTTATTGTGGATTATATTTTTTGCAAGTATTTCAGCCTCTAAAGTTTTTGTTGGCATACTCATTGATTTAAAACCTTGACCAAATGGGTCCATGTTAGCACCCTCATTTTGTAAATCAATAACTAATTGACTAGCATTCCACCTATCGTAACAAATAGATTGTATTCTATATTTTTTTGAAAGCTCGTTTATCTTTGCTTTTATAAAATTATAATCAGCCACATCACCACTTGTTCCATAAAGATGACCATCCCTCAGCCAAGCAACATAATCAACCCCATCCCTTTCACTTCTTTTCTTTGCATTATCCTCTGGAATAAATATGTATGGAATAAAAACAAACTTCCCATCTACATTAAATAACAAAACAAAAGCTGTTAAATCTCTTGTTGAGGCTAAGTCAAGACCACCCCAGCATTCTTTTCCCTCTAAAATATTATAATCAAATTCTTGATGACACGCATTCCATTCACCAGATGTAAGCCATGCCGAATGAGATTCAGTCCATTGATTAAGCATTAAACGTCTAAATGTATTTTGATATGAGGGTACGTCAATTGCTCTTTGACTTTCTCTTTTCATATATTCTTTTTTCAAGCTTATACCATAATTTGGATTTGCTTTTTTCCAAGTAGATTCTAAACTTATATCATCATCATTTTCGGATTCATATATTACAGCATAAAAAGAATCGTCTAAAATAGTTTGTTCTAAAACTTTTTTTGCATATGAATATAATTCAAAACAAATAGATTGTTTGTCATAACCAGCTGTTGTAATTGCAATAGTTAAAGGTTGCCTCCTTGAGCCAGTTGATGTTGTTAAAGTGTCCCACAAATCTCTATTAGGCTGAGTATGTAATTCATCAAATATTATACAGTTAGCATTAAAGCCATGTTTTGTTTTTGAATCTGAGCTTATAGCTTGATAATAATTTCCTTTTAATTCATTTACAATAGAATTTCTATATGCTTTGCCTCTTTGAGAAAGCTCTGCATTTTGTAACAACATTCCTTTTGCTATTTCAAAAACAATACCAGCTTGACTTCTATCACCAGCCGCACTATAAACTTCACTACCTCTTTCCTCGTCTGCAAATAACATATACAATCCAATGGCTGCACATAGAGTTGACTTACCATTTTTTCTTGGCACTTCTATAAATACTGTTCTATATTTTCTAAGTTTTGTTTCTTTATTTTTCCAGCCAAATATATCACCAACAATTTTACTTTGCCATTTTTCTAGTTTCAAAGGTTTTCCAATCAACTCACCTTTTGTGTGAGATATAAAAGTTTCAATAAAACCAATAGCTTTTTGTGCAGCTTTTTTATCAAAGTAATATTTACTCAAAGTAATTATTTATTTGTGTATTATTATTTGTAACTGGTGCTGATATGTTTGCTCTTGCACTTGGTGTTATTCCAAAGTTTGCTGCAAGTTTTAAAGCATTATTCAAAGCATCATTTTTCATTTTTACAAATGGCTTGGCTTGAGTTCTAATTATATCACCATTAGTATTTTTGAAAGTGTCAACTCTACCAGTTTTTTTTAATTCAGTTTCGCATTCTATGTAGGTAGCCATCTCATTGCAATAGGCTAAAATTAAACTGAGATCAACATGGTGCAACATTTTTAAATTAAATAATTGACTTGTTATTTTATACCATTCAACAACACCTATTTCTGATAACATTTCTGGTGGCTCTGGTAGTTGCAAAACAAGGTCAGCGGTCATTTCATTTACAACTAATCTATCAGCTCTGGCTGTTCCTTGCATTTCTTTCAATACAGTTGGGGTTTTTTTGCGTCCTCTAGCCATTATTTTTTAGTAAGTGTTGGCTCTGTTCTAATTAAATAAGGCACACCAAATTCTTTTTGCACCTCAACCATGTAATCACCACAATTATCACACTCACTATTTTTTGTAACAACTTTAGATTCAACAATTTGCAAAATTGCTTTTTCTAATTTTTTTTCTGTTTTACATTTTACGCAATGAAATATGAACATAGTTTTTTGGTTTTAGTTTGAACTTAAACTGATATGATATTGATATTGATACCTAAACATTTAATTTTGACAACGAAAACAAAAAAG